TCGAATTTGTCGCCCCCCAGATTGAAAAAGATGATAAAGGCGACGATTAGAGAACTGCCAATCATCACAGCCAATTTTGCCCAGCCCGCAAGAACGCGGGTTTTCAAGGGCGGGCGCGGTTCTGGCAAGACAAGGGGCATCGCCAAGCGCAGCGCCTTGCGCGTTTACCAGTTGGCAGAAGCGGGCATTGAAGGCGTTTTCTTAGCAAGCCGCGAACACCTCAACAGCTTGAATGAAAGCAGCATGGAGGAAATCAAGGCCGCGATACAATCAGAGCCTTGGCTTGCTGACTATTTTGACATTGGCGAAAAATACATCAGGACCAAAAACAGGCGGATCAGCTATGCCTTTGCAGGGCTGCGGCACAATCTGGACAGCATCAAATCCAAGGCGCGGATTATTGGAAACTGGACAGACGAAGCCGAAAACGTATCAGACGCCGCTTGGCGCAAGCTAATTCCGACCATCCGCGAGGAAGGCGAACATTGGCTGGCCGAAAACTGGATCAGCTACAATCCAGAAAGCCCCGACAGCGCCACACACAAGCGTTTCATAGAGAACCAGGCCCACGATTGCGTGGTGACGGAAATCAACTATGAAAATAACATGTGGTTCCCTGAGATACTGGACCGCCAGCGCCTAGAGGATCAAAAATACCGCCCCGAAACTTATGAGCATGTTTGGAACGGCGCGTTTCTGACAATGACAGACGCGCAGGTTTTTGGCGGCAAGTTTGCGGTTGAGGAATTTGAAGTCGGGCCGAACTGGAACGGTCCCTATCACGGCATGGACTTTGGTTTCGCCCAAGACCCCACAACGGCGGGGGAACAGTGGGTTCACGAGGATACGCTTTACATCAGGCGAGAGGCCGCAAAGGTCGGTCTGGAACTGGACGACACGGCGGCGTTCATCAGCAAGTGCATTCCCGGCATTGAAAAGCACACGATCAGGGCTGACAGCGCAAGGCCCGAAAGCATTAGCTACCTGCGGCGGCACGGATTGCCCCGCATCGAAGGCGTCAAGAAATGGGCGGGCAGCGTCGAAGATGGCGTTGAGTTCATCAAGTCATTCAAGCGCGTGGTTATCCATCCAGACTGCCCGCAGACCGCAAGAGAGTTTAGGCTTTACAGTTACAAGGTGGACCGCCTGTCAGGCGATATTCTGCCCGTGATTGTGGACGCCAATAACCATCACATTGATCAGCTACGTTATGCCTTGGTTCCGCTGATGAAGCGGCAGGCAAAAACCACAACGACAACGGTCAGAGGATTGTATTAAATGGCCGTATCAACAAAGCACCCCGAACTGACAGCAACGCGCCTTGCGGATTGGCGTCTATGCCTTGACGCCTACGAGGGCGAGGGCGTGATGAAGCAGCGCGGGGAAATTTATTTGCCCATGCCGTCAGGCTATCGCGGGCATTCTGATGAGGGCTTGGCAGCTTATAACGCCTACAAAATGCGGGCGCAGTTTCCAGACGTGATGGCGGCATCCGTTGGCGCTATGGTCGGGATTGTTCACGGCGAAACGATTAAAGTAGAACTGCCAAGCAACATGGAATACCTGCGCGAAAACGTGGACGGCAACGGCATCACGTTGGAGGACTTCCACAAGAACGTGACGCGCAATCTTCTATACTTGGGGCGCTATGGCGTCTTGGCAGATGCCCCCGGCGGCGGCGGTGATCCATTCCTTGCGGGCTATCGTGGCGACACCATCATTAACTGGGACCGCAATTTTTACGTGCTGGACGAAAGCGAAATGGTGCGCAACGGGTTCCAGTGGACGCACGAAGAACGCCACCTTGTTTTGCAGATGCAGGACGGCGCTTATAGCGCAGAGATATACACCCCAGCGGGAAAAGAGGACAGGACACCCACCCGCCTTGGCGGAAGCGGTCTGACCAGCATCCCCTTTGCAGTAGCAAGCGCAAAAGACATGGGCGCGGATATGGAAGCCCCGCCCCTGATCGGCATCGCCCGCGCTGCGCTTGCCATGTACCAACTAAGCGCGGATTACCGTCTGCAACTCTACATGAGCGGGCAGGAAACGCTTGTTGCAATCAATGGTGATGCCCCAACAGCCGTTGGCGCGGGTGTTGTGCATGAAATGCAAGGCGCTGATGGCGTCACGCCTGATCTGAAATATGTTAGCCCTAGCTGCACGGGCATTGATAAGCACCTAGAGGCCATCCAAGACAGCCGCGAAATGGCAATTCAGGCGGGCGCACGGCTCTTTGAGCAATCCAACCAGGCCAGCGAAAGCGGCAAGGCCAGATCAATGCGGTTCCGGTCTGAAACCGCGAACCTGAAAACAGTTGCGCAATCGTCTTGCTCTTTGATTGAACAATCATTGCGCAACATTGCGCGGCTCTTGGGGCAGTCTGATGCCGTGATCAACGCGATCACAGTAACGCCGCCAAAAGACTTGCTTGATGCAAGCCTGACAGCACAAGAAGCCGTTGCGCTTTTCTCACTTGTCGAGAGCGGCGGGCTTTCACACGAAACATTTTATGAAAGAGCGCAAGCGGGCGGCATTGCCAGCGCAGAGCGCGACTTTACCGAAGAATACGCCTTAATCGAAAGGCGCGACCTGGAGGCTGATAGCCTCTAAATCCGGGCCGAAGGTCCACCCCCAACATAAAGGAAAAAGCCGATGGCTTTGAAAACCGTTCTTGATACCCTTGACGGCGTTGATGACGCCTTGAAACCATTCTACGCCGAAAACGAAGGCAAGTTTATCTTGCAAGTCGAGGGCGTAGACAGTCACCCAGAAGTTGCCAACCTCAAATCAGCATATGAGCGCACAAAGGCCGACCGCGATGCGGCACGAACCGAGCGCGATGCGGCAAAAGCACTTGCGAAAGACTTTCCAGACGATTTTGACCTGAAAAAGTGGGAAAAATTGAAGGACGGCAAGGCAGACGAAGCGGCCCTTATTCAGTTGCGCCAGACCCTTGAGGCTGACCGCGATGAATGGAAAAGCAAGTTTGAAGCCGAGCAAGGGCGGGCGCTGAAAAACGCGCTTGAACGTGATCTGACAGACGCCTTAGCAGGCGCAGGCGTTACCCTGCCCGCGTATGCAAAAGCAGCCCGCACAATGTTGGCGGGTGATGTGAAGATCGGTGAGGATGGACAGCCTTTCGTTGAAACGGACATGGGGCCGCTTGGCCTTAATGACCATGTGAAGCGTTGGGCTGCGGGCGAAGGCAAAGACTTCGTGACAAAAGCCGGGGGCGTCGATGCAAAGGGCGGCAAGAGCGGACAAACCAGCGGTGACAACCCGTGGAAACCCGAAACCCGCAACCTGACAAAGCAAGCGGAAATTCTGAAAACAGACCCGCAAGCAGCGGCCTTACTAAGGGCGGCGGCGGGCATTGCATGATTGAAAGGATAAAATCATGGCCGTTACACAAATCTCGGACGTAATTGTCCCCAGCGTATTCAACCCCTACGTTACAGAGCGCACAAGCGACCTGGCGCGTTTCTACCTTGGCGGCATCGTGTCGGCAAACCCAGAACTGGACCGTCTGGCAACAGCAGGCGGCAAGCTGATCAACATGCCGTTCTGGTCTGATCTGACAGGTGACGATGAGGTGTTGTCTGACAGCGGTTCACTGACACCCGCCAAGATCACAGGCTCACAGGACGTTGCAGCCCTGCTGATGCGCGGTAAGGCATGGTCAGTCAATGATCTGGCAGTTGCGCTTTCCGGTGACGACCCCATGGGCGCAATCGGTGATCTGGTCGCAACATATTGGGCGCGTAAGCGGTCAGCCGTTGCACTGGCAGCGTTGAAGGGTGCCATTGCTGACAACGTGGCAAACGACAGCGGCGACATGGTAGCCAATGTTGCAGGCGCGACAAACGCAGACGTGACGGCAGCAACGTCATTCTCTGGCGATACCTTTGTTGACGGTCAGGCAACCTTTGGCGATGCCATCGGCGGGCTTTCCGGCATTGCGTTCCATCCGGTTGTTTACCACAACCTGAAAAAGCTGGACAACATCAGCTTTGAGCGTGAAAGCCTTGGTTCCCTTGAGGTCGAAACGTATCGCGGTTTGCGCGTTATCGTTGACCGCAACATGACCATGACAGCAGCGGCGGGCGCACTCGCAGGCGATGCGGCGGCGACATATACCACCTATCTGTTCGGTCAGGGCGCAATCGGCATGGGCAGCGGTGCTGCACCAGTACCATCCGAAACAGACCGCGACAGCCTTGCGGGTGAGGACATTCTTGTCACCCGCGACCACTTCCTGATGCACCCACGCGGCATCGCGTTTGCATCCGGTTCTGTTGCGGGATCCTCACCAACCAACGCCGAACTGGCATTGGCTGCAAACTGGAACCGCGTTTACGAGCGCGAAAATGTCCGCGTTGCGGCCATCGTCACAAACGCTTGATCTTTTTGAAGGGGCGGGCGCAATCTCGCCCCTTTGCACAAGATCAACCAAAAAGAGGACATTGCTATGTCAGCAACAGCATTCCAGCGCCAGCGGCGTGAAGCAGCGGCAAAGGCGGCAAAGGCTGCACCTGTCGCAGCACCGATTGACGAAACACGGGCCGACCTGGTGGAAAGCCTCAAAGCCCACGGCATTGAAAAGCCCAAGGGCGGTGCAAAGGCGCTGCGCGAACAGCTTGACGCCATCACGAAGGTAGACTTGTAATGACCGCCACGCTTGCAGGGTTTCGCGCCTACGCCCTAGAGCGTGGCGACAGCGCCCCAACATCAGCCGCAGACGCAGACGCAGAAGCGGCATTGGTGCGGGCAACCGATTACATCGCAGACCATTACCAGTTGCGCTTTCTGGCAGAGCATATCGAAACTGTACCAGCAGCCGTGGACCCCGCCACCTATGAGGCGGCATTGCTTGAACTGGCAGCGCCGGGTTTCTTTTCGCAGACCTATACCGAGGCCAGCGACAAGACGTTGACGCAGGTCGAGGGCATCGCTTGGGAGTTTACGGGGCGCAAAGGTGGTTCACGGGTTCCGGTCAGCACCAAGATTGAAAACAAAATGCGCCCATATATGGCGGGTGCTACAAAAGCGGTTCTTAGATCGTGAGCAACGGCAGCGACATTGCAGCAGAAATCAAGGACGGCTTGGCCGAGGCGGGTTCTGCAACAGGCATCGGGCGCATGTATTGCACATTGCGCAGGCCAGCGACAGGCGGGGCAGAACCAGACACCCCTTGGAGCGAGGCCGCAACAGGCGACCCGACCGATTTTGAGTTGATCGGTGTCACGACAACAAAAACCATTCGTGATATAAGCGGGACACTGACAGGCCGCACAGAAACAACGCTCTTGCTTGATGCGACAAGCACAACGCCATTAAAAAGCGATCTGGTGGCAGTCAACGTGAGAAAAGCAGCCGTGGACGCTAACACCAGCTTTCACGAGATTGCAGACGTTGAAACGCTTGCGCCTGGCGGCGTCCCATTGATGCACAAGGTGAGATTG